CCAGCGCGGCAGGAGGGTCATTCGCAGTAACTGGATGAAGTGATGACGAGCTATACCGAACAACACCTTCAGGCTTTGCGAGAGGCCTTGGCCAGTGGCGAGCATCGCGTGACCTACGACGGCAAGAGTGTCGAGTACCGAAGCGTGACCGACCTCAAGGCAGCCATCGCCGAAGTGGAGTCGCAGATTGCACGTGCCGCAGGTAAGCGCAAGTCCCGTCAGATCCGCATCACAACGTCTAAGGGGTTGTGATGAGTTGGATCAATACCATCAAGCGCCGGATGTTTGGCAACACCCCGGTCTATGACGGCGCAGGGATGGGGCGACGCGCGTTGAAATGGAATCCGGGCAATCCGGGTGCTGTCTCAGCGCTGGCGCTCACCCAAGACCAGCTGCGCACCAAGAGCCGTGACCTTGTGCGTCGCAACGCTTGGGCCGCTGCAGGCATTGAAGCCTTTGTGGCCAACGCAATTGGCACGGGCATCAAGCCGCAAAGCATGATTCAAGACCAACCCCAGCGCGAGGCAGTGCATGCCCTGTGGTGGAGTTGGTGTGAGGATGCCGATGCGGCGGGACTTACTGACTTCTATGGCCTTCAAGGCTTGGCCACGCGCGCCATGCTCGAAGGTGGTGAGGCGTTTGTGCGCATGCGCTACCGAAGAGCAGAAGACAACCTGTCTGTGGCGTTCCAGCTCCAAGTGCTCGAAGCAGAGCACTTGCCCATCAGCCTGAATCAAGACTTGCCCAACGGCAATGTGATTCGAGCGGGCATTGAGTTCGACCTCTTGGGCCGACGCGTGGCGTATCACCTGTACCGCGCGCATCCCAATGACGGAATGCTGGCGCCTATGTCAGGGACGGGTAGTCTTGATTTGGTCCGGGTGGATGCGACTGAAATCGTGCATCTGTACCGACCACTTCGACCGGGACAGATTCGGGGTGAGCCCTGGCTTGCCAGAGCGCTGGTCAAGCTCAATGAGTTGGACCAGTACGACGATGCTGAGCTGGTGCGCAAGAAGACGGCTGCCATGTTTGCGGGTTTCATTACCCGCATGGCCCCTGAGGACAACCTCATGGGCGAGGGTGATGCCGATGAGAGCGGTGTGGCCTTGGCAGGCATGGAGCCCGGAACGCTTCAGATCTTGGAGCCAGGTGAGGACATTAAGTTCTCTGCACCTGCGGATGTGGGGTCGAGCTATGCCGAGTTCATGCGTCAGCAGTTCAGAGCGGTGGCCGCAGCCATGGGCATCACGTTTGAGATGCTCACGGGTGACTTGACCCAAGTGAACTACTCATCCATCCGTGCAGGTTTGCTGGAGTTTCGACGTCGGTGTGAGACCTTGCAGCACGGCGTGATCGTGCATCAGTTGTGTCGCCCGATATGGCGTGCATGGATGCAGCAAGCCGTACTCGAAGGTAAGTTGGATTTACCCAACTACCGAACCAAAGCGCGCGAGTACCAAGCGGCCAAGTGGATCCCACAGGGCTGGCAATGGGTGGATCCCGAAAAAGAGTTCAAGGCCATGCAGTTGGCCATTCGCTCTGGCTTGATGAGTCGCTCAGAAGCTATTTCGTCCTACGGCTACGACGCGGAATCCATCGACCGGGAGATCGCCGCAGACAACGCACGCGCCGATTCGCTGGGCTTGGTGCTCGACACCGACCCACGCTTGGTCGCACGCAACGGAGCTACTAACCAAGTGGCTCCCACCCATCCACCGGATGTGCCTGATGCGCCGCTGGTGGACCAAGAAACCTAGACACGGTTTTTCTCATCTCTTAACTCAGAGGTCTTATGACAAATCTTCCGACGATGCCGTATCTGGCTTCGCGGGTTTTTGGCACGCCTTTGCTCATTCATCCCCGCAAGCTTGAGGTCATCCTCTCGGTGGTGGGGCCACGAATGGGCATGGTCGTTCCAGAAACCTCTGCGCAGCTGGCGCAAATTCCTCCACCTGAGCGTGTGATACGCACAGACCTTCAAGTGCCCAACATTGCAGTCATCAGCATCCTAGGGACGCTGGTGCGACGCACGGGTGCCATGGATGCAGCTTCTGGCCTGACCAGTTATGCCTCCATCAGCGCGCAAATCAATGCAGCGATCAACGACCCCAGTGTGGACGCGGTGCTGCTTGATATTGACTCGCCTGGTGGTGAGGCGGGCGGAGCGTTCGATCTGGCCGATGAAATCGTGAGTGCGCGAAGCACCAAGCCCATCTGGGCGGTGGCCAATGACGATGCGTTCTCTGCCGCGTACGCGATTGCTTGTAGTGCTGAGCGGATCTATCTGACGCGCACAGGTGGTGTCGGTTCCATCGGCGTGATTGCTCTTCACGTGGACCAGACGCAGCGCGATGCGCTCGATGGCTACCGATACACGGCCATCTACGCAGGGGACCGCAAAAACGATCTATCGCCGCACTTGCCACTCTCTAACGAAGCGTCCACGGCGCTGCAAACGGAAGTGGATCGGCTCTACGAGATGTTTGTCTCAACGGTGGCGACCAACCGAGGTTTGGATGCACAGGCCGTGCGAGACACACAAGCAGGACTCTTCTACGCGGGTGACGCCATTGAGGCTGGGTTTGCTGATGCCATCGGCACGGCAGACGACGCCTTGCGCGCGCTGGCTATGGAAGTCCAACAACGCAAATCTGCCATCGCGCGATCGTTTGGATCGGGGCGCGAGATGGAAGTCTCACTTCCCGATCCAGTTCTTTCTAAGGAGAAATTGATGTCGCAAACATCGCCGCCTGCATCTACCGCTTCGACAGAAGCTGTCGCCACCACTTCCACCGTTGTGGTTCCTGAGGATGTGAATCCACAAGAGCCTCATCAAGAAACTGAATCACCTGCTGGCGCTGATGCTCCAAAGGGTGAAGCCACTGAAGTGGTTCAGCCTGCAGTTGCCGCTGCATCTGCAGCAGCTGCCAGTCATGACATCCGTAAGGCCAGTGCCAACGTGTTGGCCGTTGCCGAGATGTGCTTGTTGGCTGGTAAGTCAGACATGACGTTTTCTGCGCTGGAGCGTGGCTTGAGTGTGGAGCAGGTTCGCAATGAGTTGTTGGCCGCCAAAGCGTCCGATAGCCCTGAGATCAGCTCTCGCATCTTGCCGCAAGCCAGTACCCAAACGACGACCAAGCCTGAGCAAAGCCCTGTGGTGATCGCTGCACAGCAGCGTGCCCAAAAGCTTGCAGCCAATCGTCCTTCTTACAAATCCAACTAGGAGTTCTAAATGTCGGTTATCACCAATGAGTTGACCTTGGGCGATTTGCTCAAGTATGAGGAAGAGTCCCTCTATTCCCGCGACCAAGTCACAGTCGCTGCAGGCCAGAACTTGCGCATCGGCACGGTCCTCGGACGCGTTGATGCCAACGGCAAGGTCAAAGCACTCGACCCCGCTGCCACTGATGGCACACAAATCGCCACGGCTGTTTTGTTGCAGTCCGTGGACGCAACCACAGGCGACAAGTCCAGCGGTATCGCTGTGACCCGTCAGTCCATCGTCGCGCACCACGCACTCGTGTGGCCCGCTGCCATCACCGCCGAAGAAAAAGCGACTGCTACTGCGCAGCTCGAAGCCGTCGGCATTCTCGTTCGTCAAGGAGCCTAAGCCATGAACAATCCTTTCCAGTCCCCCGCGTTCTCGATGACCGCACTGACCGCCGCCATCAACATCTTGCCTAATCAGTTCGGCAAGATTGAACAGATCAACCTCATGCCTGCCAAGCCTGTGCGTTTTCGCCAGATTGCCATTGAAGAGCGTGATGGCGTGTTGAACCTCTTGCCCACATTGCCAGTAGGTGCACCAGGTACCGTGGGCCAGCGTGGCCGTCGCAAGTTGCGTTCGTTCATGATTCCTCACATCCCACACGACGATGTGGTGTTACCCGAGGAAATCCAAGGCCTGCGCGCTTTTGGTTCTGAAACAGACACCGAGACAGTGGCCAATGTGATGACCGATCACTTGCAGTCCATGCGCAACAAGCATGCGATCACTTTGGAGCACTTGCGCATGGGTGCTTTGAAGGGCGTGATCTTGGATGCGGATGGCTCCGTGCTGTACGACTTGTTTGAAGAGTTCCAGATCACGCCTGCCGTGTTCAATTTCGAACTCAGCAAGAAGGACACGGACGTCAAGAAAAAGTGCTTGGACCTGAAGCGCTACTTTGAGCTCAACCTCAAAGGCGAGTACATGACCAATGTGCGTGTGCTGGTGTCTTCGGACTTCTTTGATGCGCTCACCAGTCACCCCAATGTGATCCGTGCGTATCAGCTCACCCAAGAGAGCGCCATGTTGCGCACGGACCAACGCTCTGGTTTCACCTTTGCAGGTGTGACCTTTGAAGAGTACTTGGGCCAAGCGACTGACATGTCGGGCAATCTGCGCCGCTTCATTGAACCCGGCCAAGGTCAAGCGTTCCCTGAGGGCACGCTCGATACGTTTGCCACGTACTTCGCACCTGCGGACTTCAACGAGACGGTCAACACTTTGGGCCAACCGCTTTACGCCAAGCAAGAGCCTCGTGACTTTGGTCGCGGTACGGACTTGCACACGCAGAGCAATCCGCTGCCCATGTGTCATCGTCCGAGCTTGTTGGTCAAAGTCGTCGCTAGCTGAGGGGCTAGTTGATGAGTCGAGATCCTTTCGTTCTGCTCATCTCTCGGTTGTTTCTTCGCTTGGGGACTCCCGCTGTGTACATCACACAAGCGGGGGTCTCCCTCGATGTGCGGGTGATTGCCAAAGCGCCTGATGCGGTTCAAGACTTCGGTCAAACCCATCTGGTGGTCGATACCCAGCGCTTTGAGTTGATGGCGTCCGAGGTCAAACAGCCAAGAGATGGCGATCGATTGGTGTTGGGTGGGACGCGTTATGTCCTCCATGGGGAGCCGCTCATTGACCGTGAGCGGCTCGTCTGGACGGTGAGTGCATCTATCTGGCCGGAGGATTGAGTGTGTCGTCAAGACTTATTGCTGCGCTGAGTGGCAATCTTCAAGAACTCATGGCCGCTGAACTCATGGCTGCCAGACATGCGGTGACCACTGGTGTGCGTGATGCCACCGATGGTCTCAAAGGTGAGCTGCGCAGTCAGATCACTGGGGCTGGTCTAGGCGCGCGTCTTGCCAATACCTGGCGAGGTGAGGTGTATCCCAAGGGGCGCGAGAGTCTGGGAGCAGCAGGCTTGGTTTACAGCCGAGCGCCTGTTGTTGTGGCGGCCCATGACGAGGGCGCACTAATTCGTTCGAAGAACGGGTTTTGGCTCTCCATTCCATTGCCAGCCGCAGGAACAGGCCCACGCGGCAAGCGCATCACACCGGGGCTTTGGGAGCGCATGCGCGGCCAGAGACTTCGATTCGTCTACCGAGCGGGTAAGCCGTCACTCTTGGTGGCGGACAACCAACGTGCAAGAGCAGGCAAGCGGGGCGGTTTCACAACCGCTTCTGCTTCGGCGCAGCAGTCCGGTAAGGGGCTGGTGAGTGTGCCGATCTTCTTGCTGGTGCCTCAGGCTCAGCTCAAGAAGAAGTTCGATATCAATTCAGCCGTTCAACGCTGGGAATCCCAGCTCATACAAAACGTCATCTCCAACTGGCCCGATGAATGAGGGCAGGAGCTGATTTACCGGAGCAGGCCATTGGCCTGTTTTTTTATGTCCAAGCGTGAAGAAGCCGTCGGGGCTTTGTTTCAGTTGTTGGGGCAGTTGCCCCTTGGTGGCAATCCCCCTAAGCGCAACAGCGCGCTGCCCGAGCGCATGACAGAGCACTCCATGG